TCATAACAGCTTTCTTACCGGCAACAAAAATACAGATTTACTGTCACGGAAAAAAGCTTTTGGATCGCGTTTTAGCTTCTCAAATTTCGCTGAGCGACGACTTGTATTAGTGGTAGCCTGCGTCACTTTAGCCCGCTCCGGAAGCTGTGCGGTCGCCGATTTTTGTGCTACGGGTTTCGATGTTGCGGGTTTTTTGTTTTTTTGTACAATATCAAGCTTATAGCGCTCAAAAAGAGGCGCACTTTTGGATATAGGCAGCCAATACTCTTTCTTATATTTACACAGTTCACGTCCCATCAATTTCAAGTCATAGAAATCAATGCTTGTAGTTCGGTTGCGCAAAGAGCCATCTAACTCTCTGTATTCTTTCAACTGTGGTTGGCCAAAGCTATAAAACGTCTCGGTCAAGTATGATATAAAGCGTAACATCGCATTGCGATCAACGTTATATCCGTCAAGAACTATACGTTTGACGTCCTCCGCAGGAATATCACCAACCGCTTTGTTGACACCATCAATCTGATAGAATGCATCACCGAAAACATAACATGGTTTCTCCATCATCATCGCATACAGGCCAACCCCAGAGTTAATCAAAGCAGTCGCATCACAAAGCTCTAGCAGATCCATAAAGTGAGTGTCCTGAGGGACATATTGGGCATGGTGCAACTCAGGTGTCACGACTTCAAGCGGGTGCTTTTTACAAAGGACAACCCACCCCATGCTTTTTAGAATAGCCGAAACTTCATCGATTTTGGAGAGGAACTTTGTACAGCTGCCCGCAGCACCTGCCATATAGGTTGTCACAGTGTCGCTTGGTCTCTGCAACGGTACAAAAAGAACTTTCTTTCCGCCAAGCTTGAGCTGTTCGGCAAGAGCCTCTGCACCGATCCGCATGCCTTGTTGTTCGAGAGCCGCGTCGGATGAAAGAACTTCGTTGATATATGTATCCGCGTTCTTTTTTTCACTTTCACTCAACGGATGATCCCAGTGTTCTGGATCATAGCTGCTCGAGTCCGCGTTGCACCCATTGGGATCCAAAAACCAGCTATCAGGCAATGCGCCACGCTCAAATGATAGATATGGGAACCCTGTCGCTCGGCACCAATCATAAAGAGACTTACGAAGTGTGTTTCCGTACGGGTTTGGAAAAACAATGCGCTTAATAGAATGATGATCCATGAAAGCTTTAACTTTTTTTGGATTTAGGTCCTTCTCCGTATCAAGAAAGTCGCTTTCACTCATATAGATTGGATTGCCTAGGCTGGGTATTATCTCGCGCACGCAACGTGCGACATTTGTCCCGACCTGCGCCAAAATCAAAACATTTCCTGCCGGCGTTTCACTTGGGAGTAATGCCGTGGGATGATTTCCTGTGCGATCAAACTCTTTCAACAACTCAGGGCCCATTCCCCTCGCATCTTTCATTTTTTGCGTGTTATAAAAGCTCAAAGTCTTGGGGCGCGGGTGCCATAGATGAACTACAAATAAATTACTGAGCATGGCTGGCCGTCCGAGCAAAGCAAGACGAGACCGAAACCCGTTATATGTTGCCGTATCCCAAGTCTTAGCATCCTTCTGAAATACGTCTGGCTTGGGCAAACGACCTTCCTCCTCAAGAAGTCGATGAAGAAGTTCAAAATCTTCAAATCCATGCCCTTTGAATGCGGGATTGTGTCCCCCAATCGAGAGATAGTGATAACGATCGACGACCATTACGGAAGAGCATGGCGCCATGTTTTGGATACTGTCGGTATCACCCATTAACCAACGCAGATAAAATTCCTGAAACCGATTATCATCATTTGTCTCTTGAAATTCTTGCGTGCCCGTTTCGGTCAGATAGAGTGCGGGAATGACAAAGAACCGCTTTTTGTAATCCGAGATACCGTACGTTTTCATAAATGATAATAGGCGCGGCCAAAAATCGTCTGGGACGCGCCAATCAATATCAAAAAAGGTCACCGCTCGACCAGAAGCTTTACACGCTCCAAAATCGCGTGCAGCGCCGATAGAAAACGTCTGCCCTGCAGTATCATGATAATGGTAGGCCACGCCGGTTTTCTGACAGATATTACGGCATTTTTCTTGCGCGTCATCGACCGAGCCAGAATCAACCACAATGAATTCCATGTCATCCAATTTCGGGAACTGACTGCACAATGCTTCTAAACGAGGCAAGTACCATTCCGCGACGCCTTCATCCCTGAATGGCACTATTATAGAAAGCTTGATCTGACTATTTGCTTCATTTTTTGAGACTATCAGATTGTTACCTTTTGTATTTTTTTTATTCATGATCTGTCTCACATTATTTGTTTTTAGTTGCAGCAATGGAATTGGTCCGTGAAAGTTTTTGTCGTGGGATTGCACACTATATATTTAAAGAATCATTGGCCCACAGCGGTGACAGAAGAGCCCATGACAGATATCTGACGCTAGCTTGGCCAGTTGAAGTGTATGCTCCCAACAAGGTATGCTAACCGTAGAAGGTTGATCGTGTCTAAATGGCAAACTACCCTGTTTCGGGTTCCCTCAAGATATGTCGTTTGGTTGCGAAAACTGGCTCACTTTATTTGACCCAAGTAGCGCTTCAAAGGCACAACCTAAGTGTGTAATTACTAAATGACATACTGCTAATTGGATTGCAACTCACGCGCCAAGGGTTTTCCAGCCATCGATCATGTTACGAATATCGATGCACTTGTGACGCTTCAGAAAAGTCGTCGAAACTTAAGTAACGTTGCATTTTCAGGGGTTTTCCAAAGCAATCGTTCCACGATTTTCTGGAGGTTTTAGCAAGCGAGACGTTGCCTAAGCAGCGACATCATCAAGTGGCTCGCCATAAGTGTGAGTTTGGGTCACGTCAATCACCATTTTGGTTGAGGGCTGTTATACACCAAATCAATGAAACCGCTATCGCGCTACGTCGCCCTGCCCTTTTGGGCGCGGTCGTGCCGACATTCCGCGCGTCAACCATGCGTGCAATTCATCGATCAGCGCCAACATGATGACTGCAAATGTAATGTAGCCAAGCGTGCAAATCGCGAGATGTAACCAGTGGCCAAGCAACGACAGAAATTCAAACATCAAGATCCGCGCACTCGCGCTCCCAACTGGTGTTTGTTTTGAAATCGCGACGCAGGTTCCAGGGCGCATTTGCAGCCCGCCAATCCAGTTCCTCTTGGGTAAATCGCCGCGGCTCTTCGATGTCGCAGAAGTCTGCAGCACCGTCTGGCACCAGGACCGGTTTAGGGGCGCAGCCAGTGATCAGGGACAGCGATAAGATCAGTATCAGGCATTTGGTCAACGGCATGGTCAGACCCTTTATCATCCAGGATTGTTTGCAGCCGCCCGCCGCATGCGGAGAGCTGAAGTTGAAGGCTGACTACGTCCTGTTGCAGGGCGACCCGGTCAGCGCGCAGAACGCCTGCATATCCCAGTGATGCCACCGCCACGGCCGCGAGACCGCCCGTCAGATATCCCAACATCAGGACGCATCCAACGCATCAAGGCACATTACGCGCTCAGCACCCCGGCGGTTGGATAGCCCGCGAATGACTTGCCCGCCTGCCCGGTTCCAGCGCGGCAGCTCACGGCAGGCCCCATCAAGATCTCCCGCGTTTGCTTTGCGCACCAGCGTGGATCCACACGCAGCCCCCGCGCCGACGTTGTAAGTCCAAGAGACAAAGGCGATCTTGGCATTCACCGGAATGCTGTCTTCATCGGTCAGGCAGGCATCCAGCTGGCGTTCAAAATCCAAGATCCCATCGGCCAGCATCGCGTCGCATTCCGCTTGGGTGTAGCGATCGCCCTGCCCCACGCCGCGCGTCTCACCGCTGCAGACAGTCCAGACCTGGCCAAAGTGATCCCAATAGGCGGTGGTCTCGCTGCCCTCCCAGCCGCCGATGAAGTTTATGGCCAGCGCCAGTGCTGCTGCGGATCCGGCGATGCCGCCGGCAGCCTTGCTACGGGCGCTCATTGGTCTGTCTCCAGCTTAGGCTGCGCCAGCAACCGTACAACCGCACCGCAGGCAACCGCGATGATCGACAGCACGGTCATCACCCCATCGCTGGGCTGCATGTCTGGGGCCAAGGCACCGATCACCTCGGGTGCAGCCTCAAGTAAAATCAGGGCGTATAACGCCCACATAGACCACGCGCCCAGGGCGGTGGCCTTCCAATCATTGATCATTCCGATCACTCCAATGTTAAGTAAAAGGCGCTATTTGTCGGCTTTGTTATCAAGCTTGTCTTCGACCCGCTGCAGACCATCCTTGATCTCGCGGAACCCGTCTTTAATCTCTTTGAAGCCGTCTTTCACGACCTCGCGGTCACGTTTCTGCAGCGCCTCGATCACAGAAACGCGGCCTCTGAGATGGAAGAACGCACCGGCCATCGCGACCGCCGTTGCGCACCAGGCCAGCACGTCTTTGAGATCAACATCCATCAGCCCTGCCCACCAATCCCAAACAGCGCATCAACCTGCGCGTCGGTGTAATTCAGGTGGTCTTGCAGCAGCAGGATCAGCGGTGCCGTCCGGCGGACTGTTGTGACGTCGCTCCATTCCATTTGCGCATCCGCTTTTTGATCATCGGTCAAACCGTCAAGTGCGGTCATCACCAAGGCAGGCCAGTCGCCGCGCGCAGCTGCAATCGCCTCGGTGTTTGTAAGCAGCCCCGCGTCGCGGCAAGCGATGCATAAGGCACGACGTGTAATCGTTGTCGCGTCGCGCAATGCGGCGAGCATAGCGTCAGGCCCATCAGGGACAGGTCCAATGTAGGGCGTGGCCAGAACGCTCAGATCGGTGAACAACGCTTTTCCGTGTGCATTCGTGTCCGATAAGGATGCCGTAAAAGGCACCCAACCCAAACTAGGGTGGTTCACTTCGCAGTCAATTCCGCCGTGCGCGTTGTAAGCAGCGTTTCGAACTTCCATCACAAAATCCTTAAATACAGTGTTGTTTTAGAACGTCGTGTCAACGTTTCCGTAAACGACCCCATCGCTTGCCACGTGCCAGACATCGCAGGCAGTGCGTGGCATATGCCAGCGTCAGCGTTCGTGTCAGGATTATCTGACCCTGTGCTTACGCCATTATTATTCCGGATACCTGCCGGGTACAGCCCCGAACCTGCGTAAGTAGACCCTGCAACAATGGTGTCAGCCGTCGCGACAGGGTTCGTCAGAAACGCGTATGTTCCGACTGCCCCGAAGTCCTGCCCTGCGATGAGGTCGCCGATGTCTGACCAAGCAGCCATCCCTGCCGATGAATTGAAAAGCAACTGCCCGGCTGCCCCAGCTATCTCTGGCAACGTGTATGCAGCTAAGGCCGTTGTCAGGTTCGCGCTGTAGACTTGCGCTTCAAGTGTTGCGCGCGCGGTTGTCGCGTCTGGATCGTCAAGCAACGTCTTCGCAAAAGGCGTTGTATCCCCAACCAAGCCCTGCAAATCCGCGACCGCATCAACAAGTGTTTCAGCCCCAGCAAGCGCCGCATTCATCCACTCCAGATTGGCATTGATGCCAGGAATAATATCTGACGCCATATGCTCAAACACATAGGTCGCATCGGCGTGGAAGTTGGCCTCATCAGAGACATCCGGGATCCGTCCCGCATCAAAGTTGGCAATGGTTGTACTGGGCATTAGCTGACCCCCTGTGTTGTGATTTCAAACATAAAATGATTGGGCATGTTGGCAGGCAGCTCCCAATCGGTGATGAACCCGTAATTGATGAACTGCTCCCAACCATCCGTCGCGAAGGTCACCACCCGCACCCCGTCAACACTGTCCAAGAACTGCGCTTTGGCCCCGAAGCCCGCGCGATCCGCGACAATCGCATAGGTCACATCACGCGCAATCGCGCGGCGGGTCACGGTCACATCCCCAAAATCATTGGTATCGATTTTGGTGAAGGTGCGCCGGCGCAGCTTGGTCGCCCCATCCATGATCGAAGTGCCGATGCTGATCACGCGCCCAACAACAAGGCTGCCCAAGGCTGGTGATCCACCGTTGATGGTCAGGCGGATCGTGGATCCCGCAAACCCAGAGAGCCCCGTCAGAACAAGGCGATCCGTGCTGGCGTAAAAGACTGTGTTCAGCCAATCCCACCAGTTGTTTGCGGGTTCGGCCCCCGTGACAATCGTGGCCGCAGTCGTGGTCGTCACCCCGGTGATGATCTCAACCGTTGTTTCCGACGTCTCCAGCCCAAACAAAGCAAGTGCCGTAAAGCGTTCAGAGGCCGTGACCTCGATGATCAGCGGGCCTTCCCCCACTGTCTGCGTCGACAATGATGCATCCATGAACTTGCGGATGTTGGTGGCACCGCGCAGCACCCAGCGCACGCCCGTCAGCTCTTGTTCTTCTAAAGATGGATCAAGCCCTGTATTCCCATCAATCGCTGAGACATAGACCAGACCATCCTGCATCACCGGGTTGCCGAAGTTATAAGTCGTGGCCGCATCCCAAACAGCGGCGTCGTCTTCGGCTTCGCTGACACTGGTCAGCGCATAGTCTACGGGTTTGATAATGTTCATCTACTTATCCAAAGCTGCTTTGCACGTTACTGTCGCTGGCGGCATTGGATTGCTTCACCAGTTCCTTTTGCATCGCCGCCAACAAGGCCGACTGCCTGCGCAGTTCTTCGTTTTGCGTGTTAATCAGGTCTTGCGTGATTGCGCCTTGGTTCGCCGCCTCATAGGCGATCTTGGCATCAAAGGCGGTGGCATAGCCGGATCCATCCAGCTGATAGGCACCGCGCATTTCCAAGGCGGCAGTTTCCAAGGCATTGGCCGCATCCGTGACGCTATCAAAGACCGGCGCCAGCTGGATCAGGCTCGCGGCAAGATCGAGATCACCACCCTGCATCGCCGTTTCCACCATCTCGCGGAAGGCCGCGTTGGTATCAGGCACAAAGTTCACGCCGAGATCCGCGAGTGCCTCGGTCAGCCGCGCAGAGGCATTGGCCAGCTTTTCCTCATCGGTATAGAACTGGTCGTAATAGGCTGCAGATGCGGTGGTGAAGTTTTCTAAGGATTCAAACAGATCAGAGAATTCCGTCGCTGCTTGCGCCCCGGCAATTGAGATATCATAGGCGCTAAAGCCCAAGTCGCGGAACACATCATTGACCGTGACCAGCGATGAACTCAACCGCATCAATTCATCATAGGCCCCGTCAACGCTGTTGCTGACCTCATCCACGCTATTTCTGAGGTTGGCAAGAAAGCCCTCACCGATATTCTCCGCAATCGTCGTGCCGAGATCAGACAAACCCCCAGACCCGAACACACCGTCGCGGATCTGATCGATCAGTGAGGTGCCGACTGCTTCCGCTTCGTCTTGGGTATTCCAGCCCAGCACGATGGCGGCCATCTCATCGCCAAGCCCTTCCAGCGCCTCGGTGAACGCGGCCTCTTTGGCGGCATCATCTAAGCCTTTGAGCGAGACCTTGAACTTATGGGTAAACCCGTCAAACACATCGCTGGAGATCCCCAGCGCTGCGGTGGCCGCAACCACGCCCTCTTGTACCGAAAGCACCGCCTGATTGATTGTATCGCTCTCGGCCGCTGACAGTGCGCTGTACTTATAACTGGTCTTCTTTGAGAGGCCCCAGAACTTGCTTTTCTGGATCTTCTCAAAGCTCTCATACATGGCGTCTTCCATGTTGATCGTCGCGCGGATGCCGCTATCCAGCAATGTGGTTTTGGTCTTAAAGAACGACACCGCAGCCGCTGCGATCCCGATGATGGGCAGCGCGGCACCAATGCTGGACATCAGACCCGCACCGCCACCAATACTGCTGAACAAACCGCCAATGCCGCCGCCTGCCCCGAACGTGCCGGCTAATGTGTTGCCAAGGCCGCCGAGCAAACCGCTGCCGCCTGCAAGGCCGCTAAAGCCAGCAGCCAATCCACTGCCCCCAGTAAACGCGCCTAAGATACCACCAGATCCGCCCATGCTGCCCATTAGGCCAGAGAGCAGCCCGCCAGAGCCACCCAAAGCAGAGCTCACACCGCCCGTGGCCGCATTGGCGACACTCCCACTGGTCGAAAGCCCGAGGCCAATCATAATGGTGTTCTTGGTTGCAGCTGAGATCAGATCCGACAGCAGCTGTTTGAAGGTATCTTTGATACCCGACGCAAAGCTCTTAAAATCCTTAAATCCATTGGCGACAAAATCACCAAAGGCCGCAGCCACCCTGTCCCAGGCGGATGACAGCTGCCCTGACAGCGTATCGGCAAGGCTTTCCGCCTCAGACCCCGCACCGCCCGCAGCCGTTTCAACATCCTCTAAACGCTCTGAGAGAGCACCCGCCTCTGTGCCGGTGTCGGCAATGGCTTCGCCCGCCGCGACCGTGGCCGCCCGCATTGCCGCGATGCTGGCGAGCGGTGCAATCATCGCCTCCTTTGTGGCGGTCATCGTCGCGGATGCGGCATCCGCAAGCGCTTGGGCTTCATTGGCCGCCAAGGTTAATTCTTGGGTAATCACACCAGAGGCACCGCGGATGTTCGTGCCAAACAGATCGTTCAGCCCTTCGGCAACGGTCCAGGTGAACTCGACAAAGCTATAGGCCATCGATCCAATGGCGCGTGTAAACCACGCATTCATCGCAGCTCCGCCAGCCTGGACCGCTTGGGGAATGAGACTGAACCCTTTGCCGATGCGGTCAAACACCTCAACGGCCACATTCTTCATCAGCCCCAGGGCATTGCCAAACCCGCCCACGCTTTCCACCAAGCGACTAAACCGCAGCACCAGCTCGCCCGCGACAACAATCAATGCGCCAATGCCGGTGCGGATCAGTGCCGTGCGCAGCGCCACTAGCGCACCGGAGAAGGAAAAGGTCACGACCTTCGCCGCAACAAGGGCTCCAACATAATAGGTGCCAAAGGCAGTGACCGCGACGCCCGCATAGACAGCCAGCCGGTCGAGGTTATTGATGAGCGCATCGGTTACACCGCGCAAAAGCCCACCTTCTTGCATTGATGCCACGAAGCCATTGGCCAGCGCTTCAAGGGATGGGGCCACTTGCACGGCAATGCGGTTTGCCATTCCTGTGAACGCGGTGCCCACTTGGGCAATCGCAAGGCTGGTTTTACGCAGTGACGCAATCGCGTCTTGATCCAAGATAACGCCCAGTGAAGCGGCACTCTCGCCAAAGCCATCCATCGCAGCCGCATTGTCACGCAGCAGCGGTAAAAGCCGCGTGCTATCCCCCGCCATGGCCTCCATGTAGAAAGTCATCTCCGCTTGGGACAGGTTCGCCTGTTCCAAGCTGCTCACAAACAGCTGCAGCCCTTGCGCGCCCGACAGATCGCGAAACGAGGCAGCGGTGACCCCAACCCGTGGCGCGATGTTCTCAAAGAAATCCGCCATGGGCCCGCCGCCGGTCGCGGCAAAATCCCCCACCCGGTCATTCATATCCTTCAAAATATCCGACAGCTTGTCCTGCTCGATCCCAACCGTGCGCGCGCCGGCCGCCCAGCGTTGAAACACCTCTGGCGTCGTATTGGCCACTCTGGCGAAGTTATCGATTTCTTGCGCGTTGGCAGCGACGCCGACCGTCAGACCAGCCAGGGCCGTCGCCGTCGTTGCCGCAACCGCAGAGATCGCCATGAACTGCTTGCGCATTTGCCGCAGCGGCGCATCCATGCGCTTGGCACCACGCTCAAACTGCGCGCTATCCAAGCCCAAATTAACCCGCAGGCTACCAATCACCGATGATGACATTGTAAAAACTCCAGTTTGAATGAGGCCTGCGCACGGCTATGGGCGCGAGCGGGAGGCCGTCGCGGGGTGGGAAGGATGGGGCTTGGTTATCTAATGCTGCTGGCCGATATGAAAACTGAGATAAGCATCATATCTGCACAGCTAACAGCGCCGCCTATCGTACTGTAATTATTCATCTCTACTTTAGAGTTTCGCCGGTGCATCCTTCACAGTGCACCTTAGGACAAATCGAGCGCCAATATCATATTCTCTGCCGTAAGTGCTGACTAATACACCGAACAACTTACACCAATTAGTTGCATCAACTACACTTTGGTAATGATATGGTGGTTTAACAGCCGGGATTCCCCCTCCCATGCCCTTACACCGTGCTAGCCGTTTAGAAGTCAGGAGATTCCGTGTGAAAAAGAACATAGTAATCATACTTATAGTTTCCGCAGCGATCTACGCGAGCATCGCCATGACGACGCGACTGACGGACAAAATGGCTTATGACACATTGACCGAAAGGTCGGAAGCCAGTGCACGTACTTGGGTAAGCCATTTTTCTTCTCAAATTGGTGGCTTTAGTGAAATAATTCTCAACGAAGCGGCAACAGACGAACAAGTTAGAGTACTGAATGACGCACAAAGGTTTGTAGACGTATTTAGGTTCAAAATCTTCGACGCTGAAGGTTATCTCATCCTATTGTCAGACAACGTGAATGACGCAAATGCAACGTTTCTCATAGATGACGAAACGAACGAAACAGCCCTAGATGTGATCCAAACAGGAATACAAGTGACTAAGATCAATGATGGCAGGGCACTTGAGAATAGACCGAATTGGTACGCTGAAACGTACTTTCCTCTAATTGATGACGGAACTGTAATTGGGGTCGCTGAGGTGTATGTGGATGTATCCGACGCACACCAAACCATCTTCGACGCGTTCAGGTCCTTGTTGAAGTCTTTAGTCTTCATTCTACTGCTTTCAGCATTGGTTCCGATCGCCATAATTTTGTGGTTTATACGTCACTTACAACTCTCCAACCTGCGGCTGGAAGAAGCCCGCTTAGCGGCTACTAGTGCAGCCAAAGCTAAAAGTAGCTTTTTGGCCAATATGAGCCATGAAATCCGCACACCTATGAACGGTGTTGTAGGCATGGCAGCACTGCTGAGCGAAACCGACTTAACCAAAGAACAAAAATCGCTGACTGACACGATCACTCAATCTGCGCGCGCTTTGCTTGTCATAATAAATGATGTTTTGGATTTTTCGAAGATAGATTCTGGACATATCAGGATTTCAAAAAACTCGTTCAACATTCACACTTGTGTTCAGGATGCAGCGGTCCTGTTGGCTCCAGCTGCAGAAGGAAAGAACCTAGAGCTATGCGTGGACATCGGTGACAACGTGCCAATTTGGGTTGAAGGAGACGACGCCCGCTTGCGGCAGTGTTTGTTGAACCTTATCGGTAACGCCGTAAAGTTCACACCGTCGGGGTATGTCGAAATCAAAGTGGCGATAGATGGATCAGACAACATACTGTTTTCGGTCAAGGACACTGGCATCGGCATTCCACCCGATAAAGTAGACAAGGTATTTGCTGATTTTGAACAAGTCGAAAGCAGTGAAACCCGCGAAATCGAAGGTACCGGCCTTGGGCTTGCAATCACACGCAAATTAATCTCGTTGATGGGTGGGGAGATCAAATTTGAAAGCGAACCTGATGTTGGCACTGAGTTTTTCTTTTCGCTCCCGCTTGCTGCAATAGAGCCCCCAATTTCCGAGTCGTGCACAGAAACCGTCGATCTTACGGGCAAGCATGCTCTCGTCGTTGATGACCTCGAAGTAAATCGGCGCATCCTTACAGAACGGTTGGAGAGCCTTGGCATGACCTCTCAAGCGGCAAATTCATATGGTGGTGCGCTCGACATTATTTCGAAACGACCTGCCGACAAGCCTTTCGATATTGCAATTTTAGATCATCATATGCCGATCCGTTCAGGCGTGGATTTGGCAGAGGCAATACGCAAAGATGCTTCTACATCAAGTCTACCGATTATATTTCTGTCTTCTGGCAATCTAGAAGACCTAAAAGGCAGAGCTGATCAGTTGGGAATTAGCATATTAGTGAATAAGCCAATCAAAACAACCGATCTGGTTGACGCAATTAATACAGCAACTACGCACGCAATATCGCCTCCGGAGGCCGGCAACCTATTAAGTAAAGAAATCGACGCAGCACAGCATTTTAAACTTCGCGTGGCTGTAGCCGAGGACAATGTTATTAACCGCATGCTCATGGAGAAAATGGTTGGGCCTTTGGTTGACGAAATCGTGTTTTGGGAGAATGGTCAGATTGCGGTTTCATCAATTGATCAATGGTCGCCAGATATCGTATTTATGGACGTTTCGATGCCTGTATTAGATGGGCTATCGGCAACCCGCGCAATCAGAGAACAAGAGCGACAACATGGCAAGCCGAAAACCCCGATCATAGCCCTTACAGCGAATGCCATGGCAGAAGATCGAGAGAAATGTCTCGCTGCGGGAATGACAGGATATTTGTCAAAGCCCGTCCAGAAAGCTGAATTCATTGACCTATTGGCTGCTCATTCTAATTTGGACAGCGGATAGGTCTAACGTCTACTTTCGAAATCATTGATTGCTCCCCCCCTCACGCCCCATTCTGCAACGCCCATAATATCATCGCACCACGCGCCTTTGCCTGCTGCAGCTCATCGGACGCAGGCTGCGGTTTGGCGCTGACCGGCTTGTACCCCGGCATTTTCTTGGGATCATGCTGCGCAAAGGTGAGCAGGTTGGCCAATTCGTAATTCCGGATGCGCGCCGCCTCATGATCGCGAGCATCGCGCGCCCGCACGCCTGAGATGACGCGCAGAATCTCTGCTGGCGTGAGATCCCAAAACAGGCGGTAGTCCTGGCGCGCATCGATCCACGCGCCAAGAAGATTATCTATGTCGTCGGCTTTTTCGGCGTGGTCTTCGGCTTCGTTTGGGGCTTGGCGGTTTTCACCGCTGTGCCGTTTCCCACTGTCTCAGTTTCGGGTTGCGGGAACGCCAGGCTCACAGCTTCGGTAAAGGCCGCGAGTGCCGCCGGCAGCCCAACCGCGTCCATGACATCGCCCGCATCTTCAACTGTGATGGCTTTGTCATGGGCAAGTGCTGTCCAGATTACCGCGCGTGCTGTGCGGAAGTCATCTTGGTTGGCCTGGATCGCCGCGAGACCCTCTTGGAATGACTGCCCCATCATATCTTTATAAGCGATCAAAGCATTGGTTGTGATCCGAAAGAGATAATCCACGCCATCAACCGTCAGCGTCACGCCGCCGCGTTTGCTGTTCATGGTGCCGCCGTGCCTTTGACCCAAGTCACATTGCCGGTCGTGCGGATGCTGACGGTCATGCCAACCAGGTCGCCCACATCATTGCCCTCAACCGAAGGCGTTGGAAAGCCACGGAATGTGAACACATCGCCCGTTGTTTGCGACGGCTGCGGTTTGAGCGTGCAGCGATAATAAATCGCGCCTTCTGCCGTTTGATCCGCAAGCTGCTGTTCATACCCGGCAGCCGTATAACCCGCCGGCACGCTGATCACGCCAGCATCCTTGAGGCCTTTGGTGTATTCTTTAAACCCGCCGATACTGTCGAGCGATGTCGCTTCTTTGTAATCGGTTTCTGTCGATGGGATCGCCAGCCCTTTGCATTCAGGGATTTTGGTGAATGCAACGCCGTCTGTCGCGCGCTCTACGGTCGCACCATATGCAATAATCTGTTCGCTCATAAGAGCCTCCTAAGTTGTTGTGAACTGGACCAGAAAGTCCATTGAGGTGCGGTAGGGCCGTACCGCATCATTTGATCCGCCCTCACGGCTGTCCCGCGATCCCGCGAGAAAGACGCCTTGGAACGCGCCGTGCTGATAGCCGCTCAACAGCGACCGCACAGCGCGCGACAATTGTTTTGCAGCACCGTAGCTGTCCGCGTAGCAATCGACCTGCACACGCGCCTGCGCGATGCCGTTTGGGCCTTGCAATGTGTAGCCTTCGTTGTCGCTGATGGTATTCAGCACGACGGCTGGGAATGGCTGGCCTTGCGGGTGCGCGCCGAAGTTCACGCGGGCCCCGGCATGACTGGACACCCCGCTGTCAGCCAACAGCAGCGCCCGTAAGTCTTCTTCCATATCGGTTATTCCTTGGCGGCTTTGCGCTTTGCGCGCTGTAGGGATTTGTCAAATTCATCCCAGAGATGGCGCCCAAGCCGATCCAATGTGGGCTGCGCCTCTTGATCCCATGCTGGGCGCGCGAACGGCTGCGCGCCGTGGTGCACGTTGCCAAATTCTTGGTTCCATGCGGCTGGATCAGGCCCCGGCCCCACAAACATCTCGACGGCAGCCCGGTCATCGCGGAACATCTTGCGGTGCAATCCCGCCTGACGCTTTGACAGCTTGCTGCCAATGGCAATTGAATCGGCCAAATCATCCGACGCCGTGTCACCACGCGGCGCGAGGTCCTGCATCAGATCCTTCATTGGCGTCGCTGCTTTCTTCAAGGACCGCCGCAAAACACTTTTGCCAGCTGCCTTGCTGAGTTTTTCCAACTCACGCTCAAGCTCTTTGAGGCCTGCGATCTTAACCGTTGCCATTGCTCACCTCCGCACCGGCTGTGATTTCCAAACGGTAATTCCGCCCGATTTCTTTGATCCCGAAGATCGCAAAGGTCACACCATTGTAGGTCAGCGCATCCTTTGCCGTCAGATCGCGGGTGAAGGCTGATGAGCACACAACAAACCGCGCAGTGAGCGATGCGGATACCGCGCCCGCGCTCATGCGTTCGCCATCAGAGACATCCGTCTTGCTGGCCCAAATCAGATCTCCATGATCCGCAAACTGCTCTACTTTCTGGAACCCATCATCGTTCAGCACAGCACGCACAAACTGCACGCGGCGATCTAATTTGCCTGCATGATGATCATTCATGACAGACACCGCAGACCAGACAGTAAACCTTTCACACCAGGTAGCATCCCTGCCCCACCATCCGTTGTTGGTGCGCGGTGTTCATACCAATGGCATGTCAGCATCCGCACCGCTTGATCCGCCTCAAATGGCCACCCGCTTGGAAACTCCGTATCGAGATCGCGCCGCAAATACCGCACCACATGGGCTTGCGCCGCCGACAGATAGCCTGCAATCAACGTGTCTTCGTCATCATGATCCACCCGCAAGTGAGCCTTGATCCCGGCAAGGTCGACGGCGCTGGCCATCTTATTTACCGCCCCTTGCAGCGCTGTCTTTTGCTTCAGCCTTTTGGGCGGCAGCCTTTTCTTCGGCAGCTTTCACGGCAGCAGCCATGTCAGCAACGGCCTTTTCTTCTACCGCTTTCACAGCGGCAGCAATGTCCGCAATCGCCTTTTCTTCAGCAGACTTTACTGCTGCAGCGGTGTCGGCAGCAACCTTCGCAGCTTCAGCAGCAGCCTTTTTCTCTAGCGACGCCAGTTCTTTCTTGCTGGTCTCGACGGTAAACCCGCGCGCAATCATTTGATCAACGTCACGCTTTTGGAGCACGTTCTTTTCATCAACCTCATAAATCAAACCAGCGCGATAAACGCCCGATCCGCAGGATTGGCTGCGCTTCATTTTGATAAGCATCTGGATATTCCAATTCAGAAAATGTCTTTCATGGTTGGGCGACACCACGCCGCCCAACCACCTCACATCAAATGCGCAAGCCTCTTAGAAGGTGAAGTCGCCAGTCACCAAAGACGCAGGGCGCGTCACGGCCAAGGCCACGCTCTTGGTCGACTTGACCGTCACCATGCCCTGAATGAAGTTGGTGCCATGTTCCGTTGAGGCCAGAATTTCGTTTTCCTGACGGTCATAAAGCTTGGCAGCCATATACATTGCACCAACAAGCCATTCGCCAGAGGTCATCGAATTACCCTCGATCACAGGCAAGCGCCAAAG